CTATCTCTTTGTTGCCTGTGCCGAAAGCGGCCACCCATTCGTTAAACACATGCTGTAGCACGTCCCGGCATTGCTGTTCATCCCAGCCCGTAACAACTCGCCCCAGCAATAATGCGGCCTCAAGCACGGCAAAGCGGTCTGTGACACGGTGTACTGTTCACCATAACTTTCAGGGATAAGCGAAACCCAGCGCTTTTGTGCCGCCTCATATGCCTTTTCTGCTTCTTGCTTATGGGCTGACAGATACTGAATCCATGCTCTAAAGTGGCCCGTAAAGCCGGTTTTGTGGTGACATCTACACCCCCCACCTTTCAGAATGCGCCAACCTTCACGCTCACCAATATCCACCTTTCGAATCGCTTTTGTGACAGGTAACTTCTGGCCCGATGCTTTCCAGCACAAAATCAAATATTGCTCACGATCTTCCTGACCCTTGCCTATAACCTCAAGCGGCGAACATAACCAGCTTTCATTGTTGATGATTTCGCCACTGTCTTTGTCCACCTTCGGCGTGATCCAGAAAATGCCATCTTTTCGGCTGAGAACATGAGGTTTGAGCGGGTCACGTTCTTCTTGGCCTTTTTTGCCGCCCTCTATCGCCGTGAGTTGACCGGACATACTCGCCCCCTTTGGTTGACACAGTGATTCAGTAAAAGCGCGGTTCGTTATCCGCTGGTGGTTGGAGCCTGACCGGAATAAACGAACCTTTTTTCGTGGTACCCGCTAATAACCGTTTCGAACCGTCAGGGTTAATCACCTGTGCGCCGGTGGTGGTACCGTCCATCGCTTGCAGTACCAGTAACAGAGAGCCGTCACTGAGCAAGGCCTTGGAGGGGCTTGGAAGTCCCTTGTTGAGTAGGTACTGAGATTCACCTGATACCGTTTTAGCCACCAGCGCTGCCACCTTGTCAGCGATTGCGATATTGGATTCAGGCTTATCTCTGGCTGGCTTCGGCTCTGGCAAGGGCAGTGCCATCACACCCGCGACCATTTCCGCCGCTGAACGGGCGTCACACTGGTTAACCTTCATCACTAAATCCAAGCCGGTACCCGCGCCACAGTGTGAGCAATAGTAGGTTCCGCGCCCCTCCCGATCATCAAATCGATAGCGGGTTTTACCGCCACAACTTGGACACTCGCCCTCTCCGCGATTGGTTGGAATATCCAGACGTTGGAAAATAGCTTCCCAGTGGCCTTTAGCTTTGCTGCGAACGTCATTAACCAAGTTATCTTTTACCATTTGGGAAAGCCCTCACGGTGCCAGATTTCGAACTGTGCATTTTGTGCGTTGTCGTTTAACGCAGCGGCAATACGTGGTAAATACATCAGCGCTTCACCTAGCGAGCGTAAATCTTTGGCGGCTAAATCATCGCCGTAGCTCTCACCATCTGTCGCCCAGAACGCCATGCTACCCATGCTCTGAATGCCGGACATAACCCCGTCGAATGCCGCTTCACTTTGATTACGCACCTCATTCAGCGTCTTGCTGCCCATCTGACTGAAATCATTTCTTGCCAAGTAGTTATAGATATCAGTCATGGTTAATTACTCCCGGTAAAAGTGAATTCAGCAACGAAACGCGTCAGAGGCATAATGCAAGGTGTCTGATATCCATCACGGCTAAAAGTGACTCGGTTAAACGCCACGGCCTGTACAGTGACGAGTAAGCCATAGCGGTGCGCCTGTCCTTAGTCCGTAGTGATATTGACGCTATTTTATAACGGCTATGAGAAGGATGTGAAACGGTCGGGCAATCAGTGGTCTTCATCCTGAGGCGAATATAAAAGACGCCATTACGCTGATAAAGATAGGTTCTTGAATTGAGCATGTACTGAGATCTTAAGTCTGCTCACCATTTCAACATAGTTAGTTACAGTGTTGGTTACAGTGAGTAAAACTATCGAAAGGCTTAAAGCCGTATCCCTTAGGATTCAGTAAATTAGGTGAAGGGAACATAACAGAAAACCTATCAAATTGTATTTAAACAATTATTAATTTCACTATATTTTTAATACCCCCAATTATACCCCCAGATATTTTTACTCGGATTAGCTTAACTGAAAGATAAGGTTTTATCAGGCATCAGAAAGCACAATAATCATCGTGATACTGTTCCTCTGATGCACTGACTATCAAAAATCTGGAATAAACCCCTCTTTTCGCAAAGCATGAATGACACCACGCATCAGATCTGATTTCGAAAAACCGGCGGTATAAATTCGCGATCCCACTTCAACCGGTTGTAAAAGGCCACGATCAACTAACTTACCAATCTGATAGGTAATTTGAGCTGGCTTCAATCCCGGCAAAACCTCTTTTAAATCACTGGTTTTTACCGTCCCCTGGCTAATGGTCCGCTTAAGAATTTTAGATTCCGTCTCATTGATTACCCCCCGCCCCTTGGAATACTCGAGCGCTGGATAAAGAACTTTTGAGTTTAAAAAGTGAAGATCCGAGAGCTTATCGACTTTCTTTAACTCCGCCGATATACCGGTAAGAACATACAGGCACCATTGCTCTAGCCCCTCAACAGCCCCCGTATCCGCTTCGGCCAGCATCGAGTAATAGCGCTCACGGTCATTACAAAAAACCGCCGTTGGGTTTAGCACCCGCCCACTGGTTTTCACATTAAAACCGTACTTTATCAGCAAAGAATAAGTCAGCAGGCGCACTGTTCTGCCATTGCCATTACCAAATGGATGAATCCAACCAAAACGATGATGTGCGAGAGCCACTTTCATCAGATCATATTTTGGCGCGTCTGCACGGTTCATAAACCCGACCAATTCCTGCATATAAGCCGGAACATGCATGAATTCAGGCGGCAAATGAGTTGATTGAGCAATACTCACTCCGTGGCTGCGATAGGCTCCCGGCGTTTTATCCCCTTCCCGTTCAAGCCCATTTACCGTCATGGCGTGCAGTTCTCGGACAAAATACTCCGTGATATCTTCACCAGCATGCAGATGCTCATCAATAAAGTTCATGGCATGTTCGATGTTGCCAATCTCTTTCAATTGATCCGTGGAGTCCTCAGCCCCTTCAACTTTACTTTCAACGTAATCGGCTAACGTTGTATGGTTACCTTCGATTCTTGCTGAACCCAAGCTTTCCAGCATATGAAAAATACTTTTTAGCTGGGCAAATAACAGAGGATGCACATCAGTTTCAAGACGCAGGTGCCTTAGTAACTCAAGCTCGGTTAATGCATCAACCAATGGCGAGTCGAAACTGGGGTTTAACAGTGCTAAATCATAGTGATTAAATTTAGGCATAAAGTTAGATTATCTCAAACATGTAAATATCATTATCTTAAAAATAGATTAAAAAACACTTTATAGCCATTATGTTAACAGATTATCATTTGTAGATTATCTCAAAAGTAACTTTATGATTATCTCAAAAATCCGTGGCGATACATCCGATTGAATATCACTGTATACCGAACTGAGATCAGCACCATCTCCCTACTACTTTCACTTTGAACCATTATGTTCGGTATCATTCAAAGCAGGGCCAACCAGAGATAACAGGAGTAATCTCATGATAAACCCAGCGGAAAAGCTCAAGGCAAAGCAGCAGGAATTTATCAGTATCAGGGAGTTGATTCAGCGGATTTCGCGTCTCCACCCCACGATGAGTCAGGCGCAGATAGCCAACTGGCTGCTGATAGAATTGACGGATGCCAGGCCAGTTTCACCGCCGTTACTGATTCAGGACGCGCTCGGCGTGACCCGCTCCCCCGGCTTTGATGACCCCCAATTTTGCTATTTTGATCTGCTCTCGGCAGCGATGGCCAACCCTAAAATGGATGGAGCGCCTTGTGATGGATGGATACCTGAAAGTTATAAACCTGACGAATTTAATCACCGGCCCGATGAGGAGGATGATCACGAACTTCCCTTCTAAGGTATTAACAGCATGAATTGTTATGATTACGTCGGATTTAACCGGACTGAAATAGAACAGCTTCTGCAGATTAACCTGCGTGACAGTGACGAAGAATATCAAAATATTCTTAAAGATAAATTACCAAAATGGTTAACGCCATTTCTATCCAGAATTAATATCACAATAAAAGAAACGGCTGCACTGATTGTTGGGGTGATGCCTTATTCTATTCAAATTGATGATATAGGAATGGTAATAATTAATTATGAGAAATCATTATGGGATGCAGTGGATTGCAACCTATTAAGTTGTCGGGATATTAGTTATACAAATACTAATAAAGATATTCGCCATGACGGTTATTTATTAAAAGCAGAAGTGGAAGGCTGGGTTAAGGCGAATGGATTTCACTGGCCGCTACCACTGGGCGCTGCACTGGTGCCGGAGCAGCGGCAAGCAGAAGAGAGCTGGGGTGGTTTTGCCGGTAAAGAAACCGCGCTGGCGTTTATTGCCGGTATGGCTATCGCGTTAGCCAGGAACAACCCGCAGTGCCGGCGCGGCGTCAAAATGAATAAAACCGCCATTGCCCGGGTGGCGACTCAGGCTATGTTCAACGCGGGATTCAGCGGGGAAATGGTGACCGAAAAGCAAATGAGTAACTTGATCAGCGAGGCGCTGCTTGTTTCTCTGCCCGGGGTCGATAATCCTTAGACGAGCGGAAGTTTATTTCCAACTCGGCGTTATTGGTTTCCAACTATAGGTTTCCAACTACGGTATTCGCTTCCAACTAACATATTCGCGTTACGGATTGACCTAAAACGACAGGAATAAAGGTTCCTTTTATTTATTTGCCACTTACCCCTATTACTGCCTGATTTTGTTTCAATTAATTCAGTAGCCACCGAGAGATAACAGGAGTCATGGAATGACCTATTCATCATTAATCCGATTGCCAGAAGTATTAAAACGTACCGGTTTTAGCCGGCCTTGGGTTTATAAATTATTAAAACAAAAGCGCTTCCCGCCACCGATAAAAATAGGGGGGCGGGCTATCGCTTTTGTTGAAAGTGAGGTGAATGACTGGATTGAACAGCAAATTGCACATTCACGGGGAAATAAGCAATGAGTGCGCTGGTGCATTATTCGGAATGTATTCCCTTTAACGTTTCATCAATGATGGCGAAATCCTGGCGCTCCAGCCGCTCATATTCTGCCCTCACTGCCGGTTTCTTTAGCATTTGGGCGACCACTTGTTCATGGGACAGGCTTGGTGGTTGGCGTTTATTATCCAAATCGCAACTCCTTCATTCGTTTAGCGGCTTTGCCTTTCTCTTTCCACGGCATATAAGCCGTTTTTTGCACCACAATATGCAAAATAACAATCTGCCAGTCTATTTGTGCCATAAAAATGACGCGGTTCCAGCCTTTCGGCTCATAAAAACACAGCTCAAACACATCTTCGTGGTAATGCATCGGGACAGCATCAACCATCTTAATACCGTAGCGCTTCATACGTTTAGCCAGGCTAATAAAATTGGCCTGCAAGCTGATGGGTTGGGCAAGAAGCTGGGTGATGACATCATCATCGTAATATTCAATGGTGTAGTTCATAGGCTAAAAAATAACAGAAACGTTATTTTCCTCCGGCTGCGGATGTATCAAAAGGAACGCCCCGACATCACTCAATACTGCCGGGGCGTTTATCGAGCAGTGAGGTTTTGATAGCTATCAGTGGTTCGTTGGGGTGATGACGCCTTGCCTACTTTACGTTTTCTCGACATTACGCCCCCCCGAGCCGTAGCCAGATATCCAGCGCATTATCCATTGGTGCATATAAAATCATTGCAGAATCCGCCAGGTTGGGTGACTTGGTGCCGTCAGGTTTTTTATCCACCACAATTTTCCCTACGCCATTGACTGAGTAGGTGGGTTGCGACAATTCAGAGGTTAATTTGGTCAGGTTTTTGAGGTCTTTCGGGATGGAGATAATCTCATCGGGATCGAACTCCATATTTTCCTTAACCGCCCGATACGTTTTCTGGAACCGGGTGCGCAGACTCCACCAGCCCTGAGCTTTGGCGTTCGCAAAGAAATCCTTGTTAAGCCGCCCCTGTTGACCGTTATCGCCGGGAATGGCCTCATCATCGGGATCGGTTACACCGCCGCTACCACGGAATGGCGTGGCGACAATATGCCGCCTGCGTTGCTCTTCGCGCTGCTCGTTGATAACACGGGCATCACCACGCGCACCGGCCCCCAATCCATCGGTATCAAAGCGGAAAGTTTCGAGGTTTTGTGCATCGCAAATATCAAAGGCTTTTTGTACGGTACCGAAAATATCATCGCCTTTTCCCGACCACTCTTCGATGCTTTCGAGTAAGAAACCGTGACGACCGGCAAAGGCATTGGTGTCCTTGCCCTCGTCGGCGATATCGAGCGCACCTAAGCGCTGGCCGGTTGGCCTAATTCGTATTTAAACATTGTGATTCCTTATTTTTACAATGAAAAAGCCACCGGGTTATTAATCCAGTGGCTTAGGTGATTACTAGTGGGTTTACTTATCTTGTCTGTTTATTTTAAGCGATGCTGATGTGAATGAAACTAAACAGCCACAGAATGAACTCAATCACTCCCCAGCCAGCAACGGCGCAGATGCAACCAAGGACAATGAATGTTCCCGTTCCGGGCAAATCAAGACCCATTTCTGTTCTCCTCAATCTTGCGAATGCTCGCTTTGTCTGCGTTGCACTGCTCTATCACTGTCAACAAAGTGTCATTCAGTAATAGGCTGTTACCCCAAGTTAATATCTCGGGTATCTCTGGAGGGATGCAGTCAGAAAGTAAGCTTGTTGGTATCGGTACCTGTGGCACCTGAACGTATTTGATTTGCGTGTTTCCGCAGGCGCTCAACAGCGGCAACAGGAATAGAACGAGTAGCGCATTCGTCCGCACTGATATCTTTTTTAATTGCAGCAACGCGGACCTCACTATTATTTCTAATGTTGGTTTTTTCATGCTCGTTGGCCTTGGCGATATCGTTAATGATGTTAACCATGCGGATCTGGTTACTGAGAATGAACCGAGCCTCGTCGCGTTCTTTGGCGGCTGCGTCAGCCTTGTCGTGCCACTCATCCGCTTCGTTGTAGAAGTAAAGCGATAAGCCAGCCAGGACGATGAGCAGCAACGCCGGTAGATAAGTGAATATGTTCTTTATCCCGCTAAACATAATTCCCTCTCTATCTCGCGTCGGTTCTGTAGTCCCTTCCACGGCCTGCCACCGGCATATATCCAGCGGCGTAACTCATCGCAAGCGCCTTTGATGTCGCCAGTGTTGAGCTTTTTAAGTAGAGTGGATTTAGTGAATGCGTTCTGGCCAACGTTATATGTGAATGAATATAAGGCGGCTTTCTGATATTTACTTAGTTGGACTTTTACCGCGGTATCAACAATGCGCTGTACCGGTGCCAGGTCTTTCTGCAATAAAGCATCACACTCAGCATCCGAATATTTTTTACCGGGGATGATGTCTTTACCGGTGTGTCCATCGCAGACAGTCAGGACGCCAACGACATCGTAGTAAGCCACATGCTTGCGGCCCTCTAACCCATCATCACCACCAAGCAAAGCTCCGGCGATTGCCAATGCCCCGGCCGCCGATACGCCGATTATCTTATTGCGGAGAGCTGGTGACATTTGACCGCTCCCGTAGTTGGTACTCTTTACGCTTGTAGTACCAGTTCACCCCGAACGTTCCGACAGTACAGGCGATACCGATAACGAGCGCCCACTCGTTCAATGACAGCGCGCCAAGCATCGTAGTTATGCCGCCGAACCAGTAGGATGAGCCGCTTGAATATTTATCCATTCTCATAGTCTCCCCCTGCCAGTTGGCCTGGGCATGTAATTATGTAGGGATAGCTCCCGTCGTAGTCATTCGGAGATTTGAGGGTGTTTTCAGTGATTGACTGTCTTGACGGGAGCTAAATAAAAAAGGCCCACCGAAGTGAGCCTTAAAATTTTATGCCGACTAGCTAATTAACTTGAGATCGGCTTTGCGTTGCTGCTTTTGTTCCTGATAGAAGTTTTCGTGCGAACCTAAACTTAGTAAGTAAAGCTCGATTTTATCTTCTACCCAGCTATATCCCAGCAACGTAAGCTGGTTATTAAGCTGAAACTTATGGACACGGAGATAACTCAGATCCCCCTTTTTCTGCTCGCCTATGATGGGGTTTTTGATAATCTTTTCGATTTCATCTTCCACCACCACCAGGTGAGCCTCTGGTAGTTTTGCTAATGCCTTTGTGAATCGACGGGTTTCATAAACGTCAATCTCACTTCCGTGCTGTCCTTCTGACATAGCGCGTAACCTTGTGGTTATCGACCTCGCTTTGCGCCAGTAGAGATTCAAGAATAAAACTGTAAGGCAAATCAGGGTTATCTTCGGCTATACGCCCTATCTTTGCCCAATGCTCAATCTGCTTTGGAACACTGCGGCTTGCAGCATCAGCATGAACCTTTACGTCGCTAACAAAGTCGTCATCTAAACGAATACTGGTAGCCATTATGCGTGCCTCTTCGGATTTTTTATTTCATGTGACGAGAATCACATACGCTGGGCGATAGCGCACAGTCAATATGCAACAATATGTCGCAACATGCAATCTTTAATTGTTATATTAACCACATTCGGCTGGATACTGCCTCGTCCAAGCCTCGGAGGATGGAAAGATTCAGGCTCTTTCAGTACCCATGCGAATGTGAAGCCGGTTACGGTTCCGGCGTCGATACCTACAATGTACCGACCGCATATCATTTAAATGCAAAAAGCCCCGGCGATTAACCGAGGCTTCTTTGTACTTGCGGCACCGACTTAAGACAGATACGGCACCTTACCCCCTAATAGTGGCTAATTGGCTACAGGATGTCAACACGTTTATGCAACTTTCTTTATTTTAGCTACACGTTTGCGGGAGATGAATGCTTTTTGCATGGGTTGATACAATAACCACACAGTAGCTTCAAGAATTTGGTCAACTTCATTGCGGCACGTCCCGAATGACGGTTTTTTCATCCGATCCCCCCCTCTCGTTGACATCTTGCGGGGCTTTGCAGTAGCGAAGTAGTACGATGCAATTGCTCGCCTGGATGCCCCATGAGAGTAATAACTAATCAGAATGCCAAGGGCCTTTGTATCAATGTACATGACAGAATCTACGACCTGAGAAATCAACATTCCGTCATCGTCATTACACATTGGCCTATCTGAATATTTCTGTGGTTCAACTGTCGCCATGTACTGAGCTATAACGCTGCTCATGCGCTTCTCTAATCTCCCGCTATAAACCCATGCGCCCCACAGCTCAAGCCAGCCATTGACCCAATCATGCTGATCCTTAGTTAGTTTTAACTGAGTTACATTCATGCAGCCTCCTGGGTTTCTTTAAGCCGCTTAAATTCCAGCCGGTAGTAATCACGAATGCCTTTTAACTCTTCAACGGTGTAGCTGCGGCGATCGTGATTATTCTCAATAACCTCAACGGTCTTAATCCCAATGCGTTTAATCAGCTCGGCACGGTATCCAGCGGCTTATCTGGCACCGGTCAACACCTACGTGCCTAGCGGCTTCCAGTTGGCCCTTGCTGCTGATGCCATTCATAACCTGTACTTCCAATTCAATTGCGTTAGTGCGTTTCTGTGCACGTTCCATAACGGATATCTAACTTACCCCGGCTATCACTTTCCGAGCAGCGAGCCAGAGAGATACGAAAAAATGTTACGGCGTCTCAAGCGAATAATTGATAAAGCAACAGAACGATAGAGGTCGCTTAGGTGGCCTTTTTTATTGGCGGGTAAATGAGGAATGAATGATGAGTCAATATCGAAACATAAGCATTGAGTGGCTTCAACGAATGCATGCGGATGGATATATCAAATGGCCCGAGATGTTGCTGCTGACAGGAAAGAGCAGACCAACAATCTGGCGCATGTATTCCAAGCGTAATGAATTCCCGAAACCAGAGCGTACAAAAAGCGGAATGTTTTTAGGTTGGCCTGAAATTACTTATGAGGAATGGGTTAGAAGCAAGAAGTGCTAA